GGGGTGTTGATCTCGGCCAGCTGCGTGGCGCTCACGATGCTGTTGAAAGACGCCTTCGTCGGGTACTTCTGGAAGAAACCGATCTTGTCGGCCTGGAGCACGACCAGCCCGGCCACGGTGGCCCCGGTCGTGCAGAGGGGCGCCCCGGTCGGCTTGGGGATCGGAACCTGCTCGAGGTGGTACTGGGCGTCCCAAAGGAACGTGTGCTGGATCCGGTACCACTCATGGCTCGGCGCCACGGAGAAGCCCCGATAGACCAGCGTGCCGATGTCGCATCCGAGGAACGCGGCATCGTTGCGCTTGCCGATGTAGGTAGACCAGGTCGAAGTCGGTGGCTCTTTCTGGGCGGTGCCGCTCACAAGCTCGGTGCGGTCCCAGAAGACCTCGAACACAATCGACATCTGTGGGATTTCGTACTGCGGCGGGTTGCCGTTGAGGTCCACCTTGGTCCCAGCGATATCCACCACGCCAGTCGGCCACGTGACATCACCATCGGTCGGCAGGGTCGCACCCATTCGCCACATGGGCGCCATGCGGATTCCGCTAGTCCGGGTGATCTGCGCCCATTGGTCGTTGTCGATTTGGTGCGGGAAGTACGTGCCGAATCCGCAACGGACCAGCCATGTGTACGGGCGTTCGCGCACGATGCTGGCATCGACCGTCCGGCACACCATCTTCTTGAGGAATGGATCCGTGCCGTAAATGGCCGCCGGAAGACGCTGCCGAATCTGCGGCAAGTTGAGTGCCGTGAAGATCCCCGCGTCCCCGCCGTTCGGGAAGGTGTCGCTTGAGTTGGCTGGAGTCCACGTGACGAGGTACGTCAGCTCCATGCTGCTTTCAATACCGGGCATCACGCGCTGGTGATTCCGGCTCTCGGCAATCTCGATGGCGGTGTACGTGCCCATTAGAAGGGATTCCTCAGCATCTTCCGAAAGTCATCGATCATGGTCCGGATGCTTTCTATCGGAGGGATGGCTCCAACAGCGCCTATTCCGGTGTCCAGGGCGGATCGTCCGGTCTGGCTCAGCAATTCCTGCCCGACCATGAACTTTCCAACCCCCTGCCCGAGCAGGGGATTCGCCACCATCTGCTGCGCTTCGATGTCACGCATCCGGGTCCGTTCGCGGATGCTGGCGGCGATGTCCGGGCCGGTGGCGGCGGCAATCTGCTCTTGGCGGCGGAACTCGGCGATCTGCTCCATCGTGGCGGCGTTCGCGGCGTCGATGTTGAACGTGGTCGCCATCTTCTCAATCTCTTCCGCCCGGCCAGCAGCGGCGCCGGCGGCCCGTCCGACCATGTTGGCGGCGATGGACGCCACGTTCAGGGCAGCGGTAGCGCCCGTTGCGGCGGCTGTACGGGCGGCGGTAGCGTTCAGGCGCTTCAGCTCGGCTTCCGCCTTGCTGACGCCCTTGACCACGCCTGAGGGGTCCACCTCGGCCCGGATGACGGCCTTCATCTGCTTAGCCACGGCCTACCTCCTTGGCGAACTCCTCGAGGCCACGCCGCCGCCAGGGCAGCAGCTCGTGCGCCGCCTTGCCGGTGATGGCGCACGCGATGGCCGAAAGTAGCCACTCGCAGCGCTCCTCCGTGGTCATTTCGTCGGCGGCCAGGTGCATGGGCATACTCAGTCGCTGCTCGGGACTGGCGATTCTCCATAGCCGCCTGCTGGCGGCGCTGTAGGGTGGGCGGTGTTGACTGCCTCCATGAGCCGGGTGGCGACCTCGGCCCGGATCCGGCCCATGTCGGTGGGATCCTCCATCAAGGGCGTCCCGTCTTCGCAGCTCAGGCACGCGACCCACCACCAGCGGTCGGTGGAGACCTTCAGGTAGTCGCCCAGGGTCGGCTCGCGCACGATGATCGTGCCTAGGTCGGGATCTTCGATCCGCCTGGTTCGAGACATGACTTTGGACAGGTCAACCGGCATCAGGCTTCCTCGAGGGTCAGGGACCACATCCCGGGTCCGGTGCCATCGTCCTGGCGGCTGGCCGAGGTCAGGTGCCCGGTGATGGTGTAGGAAATGCTGCCCTGGTCGGTGAACGCGAGCGCGACCGACCGGTTGACGGCGTCGGCAAGGTTGGCCGGGTACAGGTGCGTCCGCAGGGCGTTGTCCGTGGTCGAATCCTGCGCCATCATGTCGAACGTGGCCGTGCGGCGGATGCGGCCCGGCGCGCGCTTCTCTCGGAAGTCCGACAGCTGCGTGATGTCGATGGATGCACGCTCGAAGCTGATTTGCACGTTCCGCACGGGAAACGTAACCGCCGTACTTGACTGGAAATTGAGCGTGACTGTGCCGCCGTAGCCTGCGATGATTGCCATAGTTAGATCTCCATGCCTTGCAGCGTGATGGTCACGCTAATGGTGCGTTCTGCGTCCTGGTTGCCATCGTCGGGAACCTCGAAGCCGGTTGCGTACTCCATGTCGGTCACGACCAGTTTGACGCCGTTCGAGCTGTCGGTGAACGGGCCACCGTCAAATGCACTGCGGACATCCTCGGCGACCTGTAGGGCATCCGCAAGGAATCCGTCAATGACGGTCGCCGTCAGGACGATTTCCGCGTGGCCCTTGGCGCCAGCCGTAGATGGCATATGGATGGTCGGGCGGATCGTGATGTCATAGAGCACCACGGGGAGCGCCACGCCAGGCACGCGCATTCCGGGATGCACGGATGCGCTGCCGATGGTGTTCAGGCGCGAGAAGACCGCAGCGGACATACTGGAGATCATCCGGTGACCTCCTTCGCAAACTTCAGGATTTCGGCTTGGATGCGCTGGGCGATGGCCGGGCCGCGCTTACGGACCCATCGGGTGGAAATGAATCGCCCAGGCACGCGGCTTCCGCTCGCCTTGTGCTGGAAACCGTGTTCCATCAGGTGCCAAACCTTCTGCCGCTCCTTGCCACGCTTGCCTGCGTAGTCCACGCCGATCTCGAACCACAGCGGGGCGCCGGGGCCGGATCCACGGCGCTTGGGGCCGTTCAGGCGGGTCGTAGCGGAAATGGCCTTGCGGGTGCTGCCATCCCCGTTGAATTGGGCAGCACGCCAGGCGGCTTTCAATTCATTGATGTACGGACGGGCAGCGGCGCGGATGGCTTTGCGCCGGATCTGCTCGTTGAGCTTGGGTGACAGCGACCGGAGTACCCGGATGACTTCGCGGTCTTCGACCTTGAAGCGAATGTTGCTCACGACTGGATCTCCGTAGCGTCGATCTCGAGCGTGCGCTTGCGTCCGTCCCGGTCCCAACATCCTCGGATGTTGAACGCCCGGGACACGCCGTTGTCAGTCCACAGAAGCCTGCACCGGGTCGTGGCCAGCGGATGCCAGGCGGCGAGGATCTTCCAGTCCGTGCGGATCTCGGGGCCACCGTCGCCAAATGCATCTGCGGTCTGCATCTGCTCGGCGTGGCAAGCGAGGACCGCTACCGTGGTCCAGGCTTCGTTGAGCTGGTTCAGGCCGTCAAGGGATACGGTCGGCACCTGGAGCGCCATGCTGTACCGCATCATGCCTCGCGGCACGTGTCTCATCCGATGCCCTTGCCCATCATGGGGCAGATTCGGTCCCAATAGTCCGAGGCAAGGGTCTGCGTGTCATCCCCGCGGCTGGCCACGTGCTGCGTCACGCGGTGCAGCAGGGCCATTTCGAGCAGCTCGTTGATGGTGCCGTTTCCCGCCGTCATGGTCACGACCAGCGGGTACTCAAGGTCATCCTCGTCCAGGCTTGCGTACTGGAGGCCGTTGATGGTCACCAGCGTCAGGGTGACCGTGGCGCTGTTCTTGTCCACCGTGGTCGCCGCCGTGACCGGCTGACGCGAGAGAAGCAACAACTTCTCCGTGTTCGTCGGCTCGACGCCAACGTACTGCGTCCGGGTGACGGAGTCGTAGCACCAGCCGGTGCGCTCCTCCATCTCTCGGACGGCAGACAGATACGCCAGCTGGATCGCCGGATCGTCGTACGTGTGGGGAATCCGTGCCCAGTTGCGGAACTTGGCGAGGTCAAGCGGCATTTCGCCTCCAAGCCGGGCGGGGGCCGAAGCCCCCGCCGGGCCGTGGAACGGGTGCGATTAGGCGTTCGTCACCTGGTTCTGCACCAGCGCCTTGACGCGGGTGAAGTTGCTGTTGGCGAACATCATGCCCTGGAAGCGGACTCGGGCGGTCTGCGACAGCGAGTATTCGTCGCGGATCATGCTGATCCCGCCCCACTCGCGGACCGCGAAGCCGTCGGAAATGTTGCCGAGGACCGCGACCACGTTCTTTCCGGTGGTTGCGGTCGAAACGTGTGCCGGGAGGTACTCGGTGACGTACACGGGCAGGCCGAGCAGGGTGAACTGCGAGCCGGTGGCCACGCCTGCGTCGGCGCTCGGGACGAACAGCGGCACGTTGTTGGCCGTCAGTCCGGCGAGCTTCGCGTAGGCGTCCTGCGGCAGGATCCACACCGCCGAGGCCCAGTAGGCCGCGGGGAGCTTCTCGTACCGCATCTCGGTCAGCTTGGCGAGCGTGATGCCTGCCGTGATGGCCGCGGCGCGGGTCGTTCCGGCGCTGGTGGTCGCCGTGATGTGCGTGTTGGCGTTGACGGTGAAGATCCCGGTCGGCGAGTTGGTGCCGGTGCCGCCGATGTAGCCCCACTCGAGGTTCTTGGCCATCTGGCGCTGGATGTGCTCCACCACCTCGGCTTCGATGTCGAAATTGGACTGCCGGATCAGCTGCTGCGAGATTTCGACCTTGGGCAGGCACGGGACCGGGGCCAGGGGAACCTCGGCAAAGCCGGGATCGGTGTCCGTGGTGGCCACGGTGCCGGTGTCCGGTTGGGTCCACGCCGAGGTGTACTGGTTGGTCTCCAGGGTGTTGTAGCGGAGGGTCGTGTAGCCCTGGACGCCCGTGCGAAGGTCGGCAAGGTTGCGGATCACCGTGTTGGCCGAAAGGTAGGCCAGGATCCCGTCCTCGTAGACCTTGGGGATCAGCACCGAGCTGCTCGAGGTCGTGATCAGCTCGCGCTGCTCGGGGGCCGAGCCGCCGCGCATGTAGGACAGCCACTGGTCCCGGTATTCGGTCGTGGCACGCCATTCCTCCTGGCGCTCGCGCTTCTCGGTGACCACCTTCTGCACGGCGGCATTGGACGCGAAACGCTCGCGCATCTGGGCGGCGCGGATCTGCGCGTCCAGCTGCTGCATCTCGTTGGCGATCTCGTGGCCACGGGCCTCCTGCTCGACGGTGAGACCGTCGTTGGCGACCAGCTCCTTGGACTCCGCCTCAAGGGCGGAACGCTTCTCAATCATTTCGCGGATCTTCATAGGGGTAGCCTCAATCGCAGACGGAGCCGAGCAAGGCCCGGACTGTGGGTGCGTGCTTCGGCGCTCGTCTGCGGGTAAGCGCCGTTTTCGACCAAAGAGACCTCACGGAGGTCAACGTCCTTCAGCGTGCGCTGGTCGCC